GCGGGCTCTGCGGCGTTCCAATGATGATAAAGTAGGGACATCCTCACCTGTTTTATCAACAACAATTTCATGTACGCGTAACTCAGGCAATTCATAACCATCATCTTCATAACCCAGGGATGCCGGGTTATCTAGCACGACTGCCCATGACGCCATCCATTCCCAAAAGGTATTTTCTGCATGACCTTTTAATCGCCATTTAGCGGTATCACTACCATCGTGTGTGAAATACATAGATAGCATCTCATTACGGCTCATAATACCAAGGAACTCCGCATGATTGCCAAGCTCCATATAGTCATTTGGAGCAGGTGTTGCAGTACACGCCAAGCGATATGGAGTATTACTGAATCGATTTATTAAATCCGTACGTACTTTACCAGTAAATGACTTTAGGATACTCGATTCATCAAGCACGACACCTATCAAATTATCGGTATTGAATCGTCCCAATTTCTCGTAATTCGTAATATTAACGCCTGGCACAATATCATCATCAGATTCGCATATAGTCACAGGAATATTGAAACGTTCACCCTCGGACTGTGTTTGAGCGGCCACAGCTAGTGGTGCTAATATGAGTACTGATCCACCCGTGTGTAGATAAATCTCATACGCCCATGACAGCTGCATTAAAGTCTTACCCAATCCGCAATCTGCGAATATGGCAGCTTTACCTTTTGCCAAGGCCCATTTAACGATATCTCGTTGGAAGTCAAATAAATGTTTGTTTAACATACCTGCGTCAATAACAAATCCATGAGATTCTGACATTTTAGACTTGGAGTTGATGAAAGCGTTATAATTCATCGACAGACGCCTTTACAGATTCATACTCAGTAAGTAATGCCGAGAATTCTGGATTATCTTTTGCGAGTAATCGATACATAGTCAAGCGCTCAGCATTCTTAGCCTTTTGTTCGAGTTTCTTTTCTATGTCCTCCAACTTAGCTCGATCACTTTCGCGTTTATCACATTTAGAAGTATCAACAACGGCTATAACCTGCTTAACAATGTTCCCTTTAAAACCTTGCATCCGAACAGTATCGAGGTCTTTTGCTTTTTTCAAAACACGAGCAAGACCTATGCCGTTTCTTGATTTAACAACAACCCAATCACCAACACCAATGTTATCGATTGGAACATTTGTATCGGATTCGTAATACCTAAACCAATATTCATCATGGTCATGAGCTGGCGTATTATTTGGCCAGTAGAAATCATCTGTATCGTAAGTAACTAATAAGAATTCCATAAGATGTCCTTTCTGTGATATAATCAACGTAGAATATTATTTTTCTAATTTGAGCTTGTTGATGTTGCCGCATCATCAGGCTCATTTTTCATGCCCAAATCCTCGCATTCATCAGGAATGCAATAATCTTTCTTTGGGCATTTGTTACAGTCTCGCAATTTAATCACCTCCTTATATGCATTTAGTTGTAATATGGATTGCGGCAGTATTCGCCGCGGTTTCTTACTTTAGTGGTATACGCAACGCCTTCACGTTCCTCGGCATCCATTTCGGCTCTATCTTTGTAAAAGCCATAAAGTGATATGGCCAAACCTATGATTGATTGAATAAGGAATTGCATATATCCAATTTGGTCGAGTTCTAATGCCCCCATAGAGCCTGCAACCAAAAACGTGCCAATTAACATATAACCCATTAATACTCGTCCTCCTCCTCTTCAATTCTTTCAGCCGTAATACCATCTGTAGTGACGATAATACGAATTTCTGATTCATCGTAATCACACATATATGCTTGCAAATTATACGCAGTGCACAAAATATCACTGTCAATGTGATTTAAAATTCGATCTGATTCGACTGCTTTTAAATGTGCAGCCATTGCTGTTTTGTTTACTGGAATAGCTTTCATAATTACATTTCTCCTATAACATCATCATCATTGATAAAATAGATGCTACTGCAGCAGTAGCAAAACTCAAGTGCATTCCCACGTCAATCCAGTTCATGATTTACATCTCCTTTAAGCCTTTAAAATACCCAGGAACGTGCCTGAATCCAGAATGATATAGCGTCGATACCTGACATTTTGATATGTCGGTACTTTTAACATACTTGATGGCCTTCCGGATGGCGTTGTCAATTAATCGCGTTTTTAAGTTAGAAAATCCCCAATTCGAGATACCCAACTCTTCAAGCTCCATCAGCGCCCATCGTTTTGTATTACATTTTCTGTCGAGGCTATATTGAAATCCACCTACGATTCCTTTAATTACGGATATTGTGTAATGATAGGATGTGTTACTCCAGTTCATGATTTATCCTCCTAATGAATTCCTGCGGATTTAAACTCCGCATCAACTACATTCGCGTCCCATCCAAGCGAATGGACAAGGAACGTCCTAAACCCTTCTTTGTCAATAACAAAGCTACGGGATTTCTTACCTGGCGACTGCCAGGCAAATGCAAACGGAAATCTGTTTCTTGCGATTCCCTCTCGGATAGCTGTTAGACTAACACCGAGCACGGTCGACATTTGGGCAACCGAAATCACTTTTTTAATCATGTGCACTGCCCCTCCTCTTATTCTAAATAGCGTCAATTTTCGGATTGTAGTAATCCGTCTCCCAAAAGTCTGTATCCTCGACGGACCCAACCCCGAGAGCGTGACAAATAGCAACGATTGTGCCCATTTGTACTGATTTACCGGCAAGGGCACGATTTAACGTATCTCTTGAAATTTCCGCTGTCCGAATTAGGTCAGCTTTCGACATATTAAGTTCTTGCATACGTTTGCGAATCGCTTCGCCGTACATTCTGGTAGTGAATTGCTTTTGCCTCATACTTGCGCCTCCTTTTATATAGCCTTTAAAATCATTCTGATTTCTTGGCCTACTTGTAAACGATCTTTAAAAGTATCTTGATTGCGGAAATCCTCCATATAAACTTCTAACATCTCTCGGTATATAGCTGCTTTGAAGCTTTCTGGTTTCTCCACATCTTCTCGATACGGCTTTAAAATCGTAACCGGCTTACCGAATTCATAGTCGATAAGGCCCCTCGCCTTTAGCCGGGCTTTCATGGTTCTGATCTTACCGTTCTGCCATCCGAGTAAATTTTCCATTTCCTCGTTGGTCTGCAACCCGCTATCACGATAGGCGTTATACAAAATTTCCATGTCTGTCATTTACTGCCCCTCCTCTCTGCAATTACGATTAAATCGTAATTACTTATAAAAAAATAATATCGTCGTAAGGAACCCCAAAAACCTCTTGAATCCTTGCGATATATCGGGCGTCTGGAAATGATCGTTTACGCTCCCAGTTTCCCCAAGTGTCCGATGAAACACCGATTCTCTTCGCAGTTTCATGCTGTGTCCAGTTTTTAGATACCCTAAGCATTTTTAACGTATATTTCATTTTGCACCTCCTTTCATTTTTTTATCTCGTCTTTACATTTGCCATTATACTACGATTAAATCGTAATGTAAATAGAATTTTCATAATTAATCGTAAAATCTAGGTATATTGTTGATTTTTTTACGGTTTAGACGTAAAATATACACAAGAGGGCAATGAAGTTTTAATTGTTATGAGGAACTATAATATGAAAAATTTAAATACTAAAAAGACAGATCTAGGAAACAAGAAAATTCTAGCCAAAAACCTACAAAGATTAATGAAAGCTAGAGGGGTCGATAGAAATAAGTTGTGCGCGGATTTAGGTTACTCATACACAACTCTAACAGAGTGGGTCAAAGGGAATGCATATCCCAGAATTGATAAAATAGAAGCTTTGGCCAATTATTTTAACGTTCCAAAGTCACACTTAATTGAAAGCCAGGATGTGATAAATTCGCTTAATGCTAAAAAGGCAAAAATGGCGATAGACGCTCTAACGCAAATAGCAACAGGCCACGAGGCAATGGGAGGTGATCAATTACTCACAATAAAATTCGCTGCCGAGCTACTGTCAAAAACTTTGATAAGGTATTTAAAGTCCGACAATAGTGAAGATTTAATTAAGTTAGCAGCAGTTCTTAGGTTCGCTGATAAGAATAAGTTAGATAATCTTAAAGAATTTATTATCAACCAGTATTACGACGAAACTATAGACTCCAAGTTTAAAAAACGTACAAAGCACAAATTGAAATCGTAATCAATTAATATAAACAGGGAGAAACGGATATGAATAAAAAAGTGTTAGTAACAGCTATTGTAGGGGTAATTATGGCTGTATTGGTAGGTTACGTAATAACTGACTACCATCAAAATACATCTAATCGAGCGGAGTATGCCGCATCAGAAGACGCTCGCAAAGCTCAAGAGGCAAAAGACAAAGACTCCGAATTGACGAAAAAAGCTAATGCCGAAAAGGAAATATATACGATTCTAAACAACACGAACTTTGAGTATGATCAAGTAGACAGGGAATATAAATTCTACAGTTCTAATCAAAGATCGATACAACCCAGTAATTCTGTATCATGGGTTGCTTTCGTAGACTCCTCTGGCCATTTAGTAGGACCTTTTATCAAATTTGTTACTTTCGCTCCATTAGATATCTCCACAAATTGGATATTCTGGGATAAATTAACGTTCTCCAGTTCTGCAGGTAAGTTTGACTACACGATGCGTGGTGTCATCGCCGGGCAAAGCGGCGGAGGCAAAAATATTAGGCTAGATGATTCCGGAACCTATGAGTATGCACTATTGACAATCCCGGAAATTGACGAAGGATTGCGTATCTTAACGCAAGGTAACAATCCAATAATAAGATATCGAGGCGATCAATATTATAAGGACTACACCCTATCTGCTGAAGAAGTCGAACAGCTAAAAACTGCACTAACCCTATATGAACTCGGAGATATTGTTGATGATAACTTAGATGTAAATAAGCTATCTAAATAAAAAAAATACCCCTATCAAACGATAGGGGTATTTTAGGAGGTATGTAATTATGTCCATGAAACGTGCCAACGGTACTGGCACCGTATATAAGATGAAACATAAGGCTCTACGCAAGCCGTATCGAGCCGTGGTGACCCTCGGATATAATTCTGAGGGTAAACCCTTGCGTAAATCAATAGGCACCTTTGCAACGCAAAAAGAAGCGTATAATGCCCTTGCTCTATTCTCCACTAATCCACAAATTCAGGAGGAGCGCAAAATTACTTTTGGGCAGTGCTTTAATTGGCGCCTGGAGGAAGCAGAACGCCAAGGGCTATCTAAAGGGCGAATTAAAAGCATGCACGTTGTGCGAAAATTGGTAGAGCACCTATTCAATATCGAAATGAAAAATCTTAGGGCGGCTCACCTGCAGTCTATATTCGATAATTCAACGCATACAAAGTCTTATCAAAAGTTAATTAAAGCGATCATAGTTTCGGTCGGCACACTTGCCGTAAAGCAGGAAGTCATTCCGCGCAACTACCTTTCCGATATTATCATCAACAAAAACGCAACACCAATTAAGAAAGCTAACATATTTACGAATTTAGCGCTCTACGAGCTTTGGAAGCACTCTGATGACATAATATCCAAACTGGCACTCATATACATCTATACAGGACTCAGGTTAAACGAATTACAAACAATCCGAGTTGATGATATCCATATTAAAGAACGCTATATGACCGGCGGCTCTAAAACAGAAGCAGGCCGTAATCGAGCTATCCCTATTGCGGAATGTATCTCCCCTTTCATCAAGGAACTCTACCAGCAAGCAAAATTTAAACGCTCCGAGTGTTTATTAGATGGCGTAATACATAAGGACATATACCGCAAGGAACTGCAAAAGAGATGTAAAGAATGGAACCTAGGCGAGCACAAGCCACACGATACTAGACACACCTTTATCTCGATGTGCAGCAATATAGGTATTGACGAGATCATTATTAAGAGAATTGTTGGCCACGCTAACAAGGATAATATCACAGCAGATGTGTATACGCATAAAACACTACAACAATATATTGATGCGGTGAATAAGTTACCTTACGGAGATGACCTATTAAAAGGTGAGCAACGGTTGAGCAACCGAGAAGAAATTAGGTGATTTTTACCGTTTTGCAAAAATAAAAAGACCAGTAAACATAAGCGTTTACTGGTCTTTTAGATTTGTTGTACTATTCAGCGGAAATTATTCAAAAGTTCCATCTATCCACGTCATTACTGGATTTTATGTATTTTAGGTTGAGCAACGGTTAAGCAACCGTTCTAGATTTAA